ATAGGATTCATCATAAAGTTATTCTGTGACTGTTTCTCAATGATGATTGGTTTAATCACAACCGCAGTTCCGCCACCTTTTTCATATGATGCCTTCTGAGAAAGGTTTCCATATTCTTTAGTTGATTTACCGATCAGACCACCACCTTCTTTTTTAGTTTCAATGTGCATGTGAGTTGGGTGACCATGACCGCCAGGTCCACTCTTTCCAGTTGTATCTTGGAATCCCCAAGTATCATGAATCAACATATTGATACTTGGATTTCCAGAGAGGGAATCTAATACTTTACGATATCTTGCCTGAGAATCTGCAAGACTTCCTCTCCAGTCAGTTACGTCAATCGCCCTTCCTTCATAGTGACCCCTACCTTTGTGAACATTGGAAACATGTCCACTACCTGGAGTGTAAGATCCAGCTGGAGTTTTCTTTGTAAAGTCTGGGTGTTCTGCTACAGCAAATCCTTTTGAAACAAGATCTTTACCGATTGCTACAACACTTCCTCCACTAACCGCTATTGGTTTTCCATCTTTACCTTTTGCTGGATCACCACCTGGACCACCTGGAACTCCTGGTGTGAGTTTTCCACTCGCAATATCTGCCTGTATCTGAACAGATGCTCCCATTGCTTTATACATCATTTCTGGAGTAATGTGCGCTTTATTACTTCCCACTCCAGAATAATAAGATTGACCTTTCTTGATAGGACCTGCATGACCTTGCATGTCTTTAGGAACAGGTATTGCTGCCCAGACTCTAGCAAGTCTAATCATTGCTTCATCTGGGTTATCCTTCAACATTTGAGGAGTAACACCAGCTTGACCCTTTTCTATCAAATAAACAGCAATCTTTCTTTGATTCTCCTCATTATAAAGATCTTTATTTGGATCTAAACCAACTGCCTTAGCTCTTCCAACCAAAAATTCAGGCATGTTCTGATACATTCCAACAGCACCAGTTGCTTTTCTAGCAACCTCAGCAATCGTCATTTTAGTTGCACCTGGTAGTTTTGTTGATGGATACATGGATTCATAACCACCAGGACCAGATTCATATTTTGCAATCAGATCCAAGATTGGTTTATAAACTCCTCCACCACCAAGACCACCACCGCCAGTATAATCCATATACTCGCCTGTTGCAGAATCATATCCTCCCACACCTTGAGGACCAGTTGTTCCATCACCACCACCAGGACCTCCACGAGCAGGTGCATCTGGTGCCTTTGGTAGACTAAGAGCATCAAACTTTGTCTCTAAAAATCTAGAAAGCGATCTGGAAGTTTCCATAGTGTCTCCAAGATCTGCAGATGCATCAACAAGTCCACCAACATTAAACACTCTAACATATTTTTCAAAGTCTCCAGCAGATTCTATTTTGCCACTAGCATTTAATAAAGCAAAGTTAACGATACTATTTGCTGCAGCCATAAAGTCATTTGATTTGACATCATTTCCCAGAAGTTTATTGACAGCAAGCGCAAGGATTGGACCAATAACAGGAACGGTTGAAAACTGCTTACCTGTTTCTACTAAGTAATCAACCCCTAGATTTGTTTTATCTCCTGTAGATTCATCTTTCTTTTTGCCAAATATTCCAGCAAAGAATCCACCTAACCCATCAGAAGGTGATGATTTTCCTTCTTGACCTTCTGATGAAGATGGTCTCAGAACATGTACCTTATCTTTCTTCAGAAGTTTCTTTTCAACTTGTTGATCACTTACTTCTCCACCATCTTCATAAGCAGAAACAAATCCCCCAAAACTTTTTGCTTCAGTGTTTGTTGAAGGCGAAGGAGGTGCTGGTTGTTGTATTTGTGGTTTTGTATTTTGGGTTCCACCAATTTTCTTTGCAAACTCTGCGTCAGATGCTGCTTTCTTAGCAAGTTCTTCTTGAACTTTTTTAACATCTGCTTCTGATCCAGGAGATTTTGGTGCAGGAGCATCACCACCCTTCTCACCAGCCCTCATTGGGAGTTTGAAGAAGTCTGCAATCTTATCACCAAGTATCGTTCCAAATCCACCTGCTGCAATATCTGCTGCCATGTATGCAGTATAGATAGCAGTTGCTAATAATCCAGATGCACCACCAGTAAATGGTGTTGCAACTCCAAGAGCACCCATCAGTGCAGTAAATCCTGCATCAATAGTAGCACCAGTTACAGCACGAATCAGTGCCCTTCTCCAGTCTATACCACCAACAACATCAAAAACAAAACCAACTACATCACCAACAAAAGGAACATACTTTCCTACTTTTTTAAAGAAATCTGGAGCAGCTTTTCCGATCTTTCCAAGTAAACCATCTTGCTTACTCATCCATTCCAATAAAGCCCCTTTCCCCTTATTAACTAATCCACCAACAGAGTCCTTAAGTTTAGTTACGGTTGATTTGTATAAGTTGGATGCACCTTTTCCAAATGCGATTGTGGCATCTATAGCGCCCTTACCAATATTGTAAGCAGTTTTTCCTACAGCAGTAACCCCTTCAACAATAGATTTTCCAGGAGAAGTTACTCCTCTAAAGAGACCACTGCCAAAGCTACCTATTGCATCACGAACTCCTTTTAGCACTCCTGGTCTTGGAGCATCTCCAGTTATCTTTGGTTTTGTTCTTAATGGATTTCTGATGTCTGGTTTCCCAGCAGGTCCTCCTCCAGTTTCTGTTACTTTTGGTCTTGTTCTTAATGGATTCCTGATATCTGGTCTTCCAGCAGGTCCTCCTCCAGTTCCTGTTACTTTTGGTCTTCCACCAGTGCCAGGTCTTGGTTTTGTTCTTGGTTTTGGTTTCTTAGGACTATCACCGCCACCAAATCCAAAGGCACTTTGTGCCATTGCATAAACAAATAATAGATTCAATACGGTGTTTACAGCACCTAAAACATTATCAAATACTTTGAGGGCACCTTCTCCTCCAATAGTTTTTATAAATCCTCTTGTTGAATCAACAACTTTATATCCAAACTCTATGAGTGTTGCTAATCCATCTAAAATCTTACCACCCCAATCAACAACAAAGTCCATTACTTTGTTAATGGTTGGAAGTAACTTAATAAGTTGAGAAGTAAAATTAAACTTGTTTTCTAAAAATGCTAAGAGTGTATAAAGTAAAAAGTTTCTAATGCCATCAAACAGTCCAATCTTAGGAAGAGCATTTTTAGATTTAAGTTTTGATTTTTCTTTTTTCTCTTGCTTTTCTAAATCTTTTTCTCTCTTTTGTTTTCTTTGACGATCTTTTTCTAAGTTTTGTTGACGAGATCTATTTTTTGCATATGCAAATCTTTCAGCAAAGAGATCCCTAATAGATTTGAGTCTTTCCTCTACTCCCTTAGTACCACTACCCTTTCCACCTGCAATCATTTTAGCAGTAGGAAGACTCAAGAAAGAACTCATGCCAGAAACTTGATTTCCAGTTTGAGGTCTATCGTTTACAACTTTGACATTAACCGTTTGGACTTCTGGTTGACCTTGCTGAGCACCTTTATTCTTACGACCAAACATTCCTTTGGCCATTGCCTTTCCACCAGACTTGACCATTGCCCCGCCTGCTGCTCTCATTCCTGCTCCTAATAGTGCTGGTAATGCCATTATCGAATACCGTAGATTGCTGCGTTATTCTCACGATCACCAGAGTATGGTGATACAGCAGAGAAAGAAGGAACTTTTCTCTGAGTTTGACCACCTTGACCACTCTGACCACCACCAGTCGATTGTATCTCTGGGGGAAGTGTTATCATACTTGCAGTTCCTTCTGAAACTGGTGGACCAGGAACTGGTTTCTTTGCAGATGCTGGAGCAAGTTTTGCTGGAGTCGAGTTACTGTCTGTGCTCGCAACTAACTTGTCTAAAGCAGGTGGTCCTCCAACTGCAGCAACAGTTTTACTTGGAAGAACATATTCGCCTGGTTGTGCATCAATATGTTGCCTATCTGCCGTAGCGCCAGGTATATTCATACCACTGTTTTCTTTGACTGCGCCTCCTCCAAATGTTTTAGATATAGTACTTCCAAGTCCACCAATCATATTAACAATCGGTGCAGCTTGAGGAACTACTGCAGTAACAATATTCTTAAGGAAACCAAAGAATCCACCTTGGTTTTGTTGAGGTGCTACAGGTGATTTACCTGTAGTAGGAGATCTGGGTGTAGTAATATTTGTATTCATTGTAAGATTGCCAGTTGGCATCATAGATCCTGGTGCTCCGACCATAGGAGAACTTGAGGAGGTTACGACCGCAGGAGATGGTTTTCCTGGCGAAGCACTCTGAGACCCAAGTTTTGCTCTAATAGTCGCTATCAAAACTCGTTTTTCTATTTGTTCTTTTGATAATCCTGCTGCTTTAGCCTGCTCTCTTGCCTGCTTTGCTGCTTTAAATACTGCTGGATTTGCTGCACCTGTTACAGTGGGATCTAACTTTTGTCTTAACTGCTCTATACTTAAACTTTCTAGTCCATCAGCAGTTGGTGTTGTTGCTCCTGGTGCAATAGAACCACCTCCACCACTAGACTGAACTACTTCTTGCTCTTTCTTCTCTTCTTCTCCACCAGGACTTGGTGTTCTAACATTAGGGGTCTCTTCGCCTTCATTATATTCTGATTTGGGGGTATCAACAAATGAGGGTACTTCTGTCATTGATACTCCACCAACCATACCACCACCTTGGAAGGTAGGAAGAACAAAACCTCCACCCATTGCTGTTTGAACCTTTGCCATCTTTGGTTTGTTAGCATTAGATCCACCATACTGCTTGTTCAATCCCAAGAAATAATTTGCACCAACACGATTAACAGTCTCTTTATTAATGATAATTTCGCCAGGTCTTGCTGCAATCATCTGAGTATCAGGACCAGCACCAGTGACCTTTGCTCCACTGTTAGTAGCAATAGTGTCAAAAGTTCTAGGACCAACAGCGTCAACTGCTTCCTTGTTCATTACGATATCGCCAGGTTGTGCAGGAACTAACTGAGTATCAACTCCTGCACCTGTTACATCAGTGCCACTATTCGTTGTTATATCTCTAGCAGGATCTCTTTGTTGATTTGATGCTGTACTTGATCTCTTCTTTTTCTGGTTCAATCCCACCATCAATGGGAATGCCATTGGTCCAAGAGCCATGATGGGATCGATCCCACCAGTTTTATCTGCAAAGTTTGTTCTAAAGTCAGAAATACCAGATAAGAGTTCTCCTCCCTTGTCTGCAAATATATCTCCTAAAGAATTTGGATCAAGTAATGGGAAAAGATTAGAAAAATCAAGTGATAGTTGTGGTTCAACTTTTCCACCCTCATTATATTTTTTAGTTTCACCAGATTCAAGTTTAAAAATCTGTTCGTCAATTTCAGATCCAACTCCCTGCATTTTTTCCAGCAGGTTTAGATTTTGTTTTTGTTCCTTGAGTTGTTTTATTTTTTCTTCATTAGATCCAGGTGCTGCCTCTACTTTTCTTTCCTGTTCGTCAACAGTTTCTGGCATCAACATTGGTATTGTTGCGCCAGCAGTAAACAGTGCAGCAGCTGCAGCTGCCTTTGGATTTCTCTTAATAAGACCCAGTAACTTTGGAACAGCAAACTTTAATAGTCTTGCTGCACCTTTTGCCAACATCACTCCCAGTTTTATAACTGCTCTGGAGAGTCCATTACCAAATAATAAGTATGCCGCAACAAACGCTGGCCACCAGTCTTTGAGGAATCGACCAATCGCTGCAATTTTTCCCTGATTTGCTGGATTACCAAACCAATCTAATAGAGGTCCAACAACTTTAGCAAGAAAAGTATACTTAATAAAGTTGATAATATAATCAAGTGGTCCTTGAAGTGGTTTTAAGATCGCTGCTCCAACACTCTTAAGCGCCTTTCCAATACCAGATCCACCTTCTAACTTATCTTCTCTTCCTTGCTTTTTCTTTCTACCTTCTTCTTGCTGTCTCTTTCTCTCAGCATTTCTTTCAAAGTTAAAGAGATTCTTGATTGTTGCTAGTATTTCATCAAGAATACTATTGACTTTAGTAAACTCTTGTGTTGGTGCTGCTTGTTCTGCTGGTGCTTCAGGTGCATCTCCTTTGAGGGCAAGGAAGTTTTTCATTCCTTTATTACTACTGCCAGGAGAAGATATTCCTTCAGCAGTTACTTTTTGTTTCTTAATACGGAAACGACCAACCTTTCCTTTTATTCTTTTGAACTCTTCTGTGATTGCCTCTGCTTCAGCAGCATCCATCTTCTGACCCATACGGTCAGCCATCATTCTCTCTTTTAAGAGAGTTCTATAAGTTCCATAATCAATATCAAATACATCTTCTAATCCCAATGCACGAAGAATAGTCTCATCAACATCTTCATCGACGAGATCAGTTTCTCTTACACCTTCATACAGTGTGATTGCACCAGAAGGTCCCTCTGGTTCTACTTCATCCTCAGGTGGACCTTCTGGTGGAGCAGGTGGTTCTTCCATGTCCTGCTCATTTTCTTCTGCCATTCCACGAGCCATGTCAGTAAGATCGTTGGAGGTTCCCATCGCGATCTTATTATCAATATCACTCTGCTCTGATTCTGATAAGGAGTTATAATATTGAGAAAGAATTTTAATCTGTGAATCGGTTAACTTGGCAGCAAGATCTTTTCCGAGTTTAAACTCGTATGCCTTTCTTAATCTTTCTGCCTTACTTGCCATTCGCTTGCTGTGCCTTAAGTTTTTCCTCTTCCAGGTGTTCGATCAACATAGAGACATAGATGTCTCTCTCCCATGGCATGAGATTTTCTATCTCGGTCAATGAGTATTTATGGAACTGGAGTAAGGCAAAATTAGTTCTATAATAGTTCTCCAGATCCATATGGCACATACCTAAGCGAAAAAACTTGAGAGACCCTCCAGAAGAACTTTACTCTCAACTTTTGTTTTAGGATTCGTAATCGTTACTTCATGACTCAGTTTTGGCATTGTCTCAAAGAACTTCTCAATGCGCTTAAACTGAGAAGAGTTCAGTTGATCTAAGAATCCAAGAAGTTCTTTCTTTGTACAGTCTGCAGCAGTCCAAACTTCTTCTTCAGTGTAGATAGTATCAATACAAGATGCAATCAGTTCAAATGATTGCTCCATACTATTTCCAGTGAGGTCAAAGTTATTTTTAATAAACTCATCCAATGAAGGATATTTCATCTGCATTGAAACTTTCTTATCAAGTTCAATCTTTGGATCATGATCATCAGACTTAATGACTTTAATATCATCAATGTCAATCGTTGTAGCAACTTGCGTTACGCCATCATCAGGACAGATCAGATTAACCTCAATCTCTTCTCCAACAGACTTACCACGAATGTTAAGGAAGAGATATTCGATATCAAAAGTAGGAAGAGTCTCTACTTTGATTCCTCTTGTTTGAATACAGTTTTTGATAACTTCTTTAACTGCTTCAGTGATTTGCTTAGTATCCTCAGATTCCATCGCAAGTACGAGAAGTTTTTCTTCTCTTACAAGGAATGGTCTGTACTTGATAGTCTTTTCTGTCGAAGGCAACTCAAGTTCATAAGTTGGTGTCGAAATCTTTGGTAAAGGCATAATATCCTAATAAACAATTTCAGTGTGATTATTTAGACCGTTATTGTGACTTGTTTCTTAGTGCCACCATTTTTATCTCTATTAACAACATAGCGACTAAACTGAAACTCAACAGTACATTTCATTAACTGTGAGGAATCATATGATACTGGCATCGCGGTCAATCCTAGAGGAAAAGCATCCTTGAAATTATAGATTAACTTACCAGATTGTATATTATAATCCCTTTCAAACTTAGTAACAGACATCTCAGATGCATAATATGATCTTGGAAATGCCATACGGTGACTATAATTATTTCCATCTACATTTGGAACAGTTCCATTTCCACTAACTGCTAAGTTCTCTTGCATAATGTATCCCATCCATCCTTCAATATATCGAATAATATAATATTCTTGAGCATCCACATAGAAAGTAAAGTTTATAGAGTCATCATATAATCTTCTATATGCGTGTTTCTGAGTGATGCCAGTGTAATCATCCTTCAGCTCATGAGTTGCATAACGACTTCCTGGAAGAGATGCTTCACTACAAGGAACAGTGATTTTATCTTCAGTCTCTTCTCCACTTACCGTAATACCAGACTGTGATTTTAAGTATGAGCTTACAGCAGATGGTGGTGTAAAGTAGACCTCATAGTGAGATGTCAAAGATGGTTGAAGTATTTTAGACTTCAACGCAGACATACTATGTTTTTTTGGAAGTGGCGTTGCCATCTATAAATAGTTAGACTTATATATTATGTATGCGATAAATGGGAGAAAGTATTAAATCAAAGTACAAACCTTCTTATCCAAATAAGTATGTTGGTAACCCAAATAACATTATTTGCAGATCATCTTGGGAAAGACGATTCTGTTATTGGGCAGATTTAAATCCTAACATTATACAGTGGGCAAGTGAAGAAGTTGCTATTCCTTATATTTCTCCCGTAGATAATAGAGTGCATCGTTACTATCCAGACTTTTTAATCAAAGTCAAAGAAACCACTGGTGAGACTAAAACATATTTGATTGAAGTTAAACCAGAAAAGCAAACTCGACCACCAAAAAAAGGTAAGCGAGTTACCAAATCTTTTCTTTATGAAACTAAGACTTGGGCAGTGAATCAAGCAAAGTGGAAAGCAGCATATGAGTTCTGCGAAGATCATAGAATCAACTTTAAAATCATAACGGAAAAAGAACTCGGTGTCAATCAATGGCGTTAGACCGAACACTTGAACTTAGAGAAAGAGTTGGCAACTCAAAAGATGCTGACTTTATTATGGAGAATATTGTAGAACTCTTTACTAACATAGAACTGATTCCTGATGTTGGACAATATTATACCTTTGTCTATATACCTAAGACTCCTGAAATAGTTTACGATCAGTATCCCCTTGTTGCAGTAACTGATATTTTTCGTTGGGGATTTCGTGGTATTAACTATCACTGGAGAGCGTTCAGAAACTACACTTGGCAAGAAGTAGTTGGGCAACTTCATCATGTATATCCAGGAGAACTCGATTATATGAGAGAGTTGTCTTATGAAAAAATGGTCAATAAATAAGTAGAAGGAAACAACCACAACATGGCAAAAGTAGAAAAAAAGATGCCATATGTAACTCCAGATGGGATTACTCTGCAAGGTAAGCTAGTTACAGACACTACCACTGGAAAAGCAGAATGGTATGCTCCTGCTCCTCTTGGAGGGTATGCTGCTTACCCTACTTTTGTATCTGAAACAACTGATGAAAAAGATAACTATGATTGGGTTCCTCACACAGATCAGTCTTTAGATAATCTTACAAAAGTCACCATTCCTCTCTTAGGAAAACCTGCGGAGAAAGCACAAAAATATAACACAGCAGGTATTGTTGATCTCTTCGTTGAAACTGATGCAGAAAAACTTTCTGATCAGATTGCAGAACAAATGAAAGACTCAAATAATCAAGTCTTTAAGAGTTTTAATGATGTAAGAGTACAATCCATTGAAGATGAAGGATCTGATGATGATAAAAAAAAGAACTTAAATGGTGAAGATGATACAACACCTGTACCTGGAGCCACTGCAACTGCTGAAGAGCAAATAGATGCTCTTAATCAAATAAAGGTTTTACCTGATATCGATATCAATGATCCAAATTTTTCTGGTTTAAGATATCCCATTGATATAGATTTCAGAACCCAAGATATTATTGCTATAACTGTTTTAACATATGCGAAAACAACATTTAATGTTAAAGATGGAAAAGTTGGATTCAGTCAGAGAGAGTTTGAAACAGGCAACACTGTGATTCTTCCTATCCAATCGGGCATTAAAGACCAAAACATGGTTAAGTGGAGTGGGCAAGAAATGAGTGCCTTCCAAGCAGCTGCTGCAGGAACTAGTCTCGGAATGGCTACTGGTGATGTTAAAGAGGCAGCTGCTGGAGCAGCCGATGCACTTAAATCTGGTGGAGTGAAAGATGCTATTGTAACATCACTTGTTGAAAAAGCATCAGGAGCAACAGGTCTTCTTTCTCGTCTCACTGGTGCTATTGCTAACCCTAACCTCGAACTTCTGTTTCAAGGTCCTGAGTTGAGACCATTTAGTCTTTCTTTCTTTATGTCTCCTCGTTCTGAAGACGAAGCAGTGGTTGTTAGAAAGATTATTAGATTTTTCAAGCAACACATGGCAGTGAAGAGAGGAGACAATGGTATCTTCTTAAAGTCTCCAGATATTTTTAGAGTTAAATATGAAACGAATGGTGGTGTAGAGCATGGAGCAATCAACAGATTTAAAGAATGTGCTTTAGTGCAAATGTCTGTTGACTATACTCCTGGAGGTAGTTATTCAACATACAATGATTCAAAGCATACCATGACTGCCTATAGAATGGACCTATCCTTCCAAGAACTTGAACCTATATTTGCTGATGAATATGAAACTGGAAGCAGAAAGTTCCCAAAGATGTCCCAAAGACCACCTGCAATAGACGAAATCGGTTATTGATATGGCATACTTCTCTAACATACCCAACTTCGATTACATTAGCAGAGTTGCTAATGCAAAAAACATTGGTGATTATATCACTGTCAAAAATTTATTCAAAAGAGTTAAACTCCGTGATGATGTTTACAATGATCTGACTTATTTTATCGACTACAACATCATCGGTGATGACACTCCTTGTAATGTAGCATATAAACTTTATGATACTGAAGAGTTAGACTGGATAGTTTTCCTGTCAAATAATATCGTTAATGTTTATGAAGAATGGCCAATGAGTCAAAGATCATTTGACACATATCTTTTAGATAAGTATGGAAGTTATGATGAAATCGGATCAGTTCATCATTATGAAACATGGGAACTCAAAGATGGTAAAGGTGTAACTATAGTTCCTCAAGGTCTTCGTGTTCCTGCTGATTACTCGATTACTTTCCGTGATGGAAATGCAGTTAGAACCGCAACTAACATTACATATGAAGTCACCAACTTACAGTATGAGACGGAACTTCAAGAAGAGAAAAGAAGAATCAGATATTTAAGACCTGAGTTTCTGAACTTGGCATTTGATGACATTAAAAAGATTATGGCATATAAAAAAGGATCCACTCAGTATGTGAGTAGATCCTTAAAGAGAGGAGACAATCTCAGGATATTTAGTTTCTAATCAACCACCGTCGATTTGACATCCAACCATTGCGCCGCTGACAACACCTAGAGGGATTGCCCACCAGCGACCATTACCACGAGAGAGAACTGCTCCAGCACCTCCACCAGCAATACCACCTAAGATACTCCCTTCGATGCAAGAGTTGTCATCGACATTGCCTCTTGCTCTAGGTTCTGTATAAGTGGTGGAACGATTCTTACAAGGGATTTTAACTTTTTCCTTATAAGATCTCACATATCCAGGACTCTTTGAAGTTCCTGGAATATATTCTTCACGATACTCATAGCGAAAGCAATTTTCTTCAGAAGAATAACCAGGTTGATAACTGGTTTGTTCTGCTAGCACAGCACTTGGAGTGAGTGCCAGCAGAGTTGCTAGAAGGAGTTTCATGAGTCTGCAAGACGCTGGAAATAGGAGAGAGCATCATCTTCATCTTCATCATCATCCTTAGTTTCTTTAGAAGAACTCAAGGAACTAAGTTGAGAACTCAAGTCTTCAGGAAGTTCAGATTCCTGACGGCGAGATCCGAAGTCGGGAGAGAAAGAACCACGATCATTGTCCTCATCATTTGTCTCTTCATCGAAGCGAGGACGAGACGCAGGTTTGACACCAAGAACACTGTCAAGACGCTTCTTCAGTGCGTCATAGTCTTTGAACTGATCAGTGGAAGTGAGTTCTGCAAGAGAGTACTCTTTCTTCCACAGGGATTCCAGAGCATCGTCATCATCAAGAAGTGCCTCAGCACGATCAAACTCAGACTTATCGTAGTTCCAGTATCCGTCAACTTTACGGATCTTCAGTTTGAAGTTAGCACCAGCCCAGAAATCGAAAGGATTGATGGGAGTTTCATCTTCAAACTCGGGTTGCATGGCAGCCATGATCTTGTCAAAGATCTTCTTACCATACTTGAAGAGGAATACTTTACCCTCATTTTGAGGATTAACAGGATCCTTCACAACATAGATGTTGCTGTAGTAGGACAGTTTACGCTTCTGCTTACGGACAGTTTCTTTGTCCTTATCACTACCACTGTTCCACAGTTCACGATTATATTCGGAAACGGGATCCTTTTGATTGATGGTTGTCAAAGAGTTTTCAATGTACCAACCACCAGGACCTTGGAAAGCATGAGAGTAGATCTTTGCCCAAGGAAGATCTTCACCATTAGGAGCAGGAAGAAAACGAATAACGGCATAACCATTACCAGTCTTATCCAGTTCTGGTTTCCAGAGACGGTCATCACCACCGCTGCTGGTATTGTTCATCTTTTCAACTTCCTTAACCAGTTTGCTGGTCAGGGAACCAAGAGAAGATTGCTTTTTAAGGTCGGAAAAAGAAGCCATAGGATTACCTCGGATTTGTACGGATTTGGCATTTGTGTACCCCGTTATTCTATCAAGCAGCGTCGGGTGCGTCAAGCTGGTTTTTCATAAGATCTACCATCTTTGACATGTCTTTGAATAAGACATTCATATCAGCGCCCTTGGGCATCCCCATCATCTCGGCAGACAAAAGGATTTGCTCTTTCATCTTTAAAGCTTCTGGGTCATCAGATAAACTCAAACGCATATAGAGAACTTTTTGAACATCAATCAGTTCTTCAAGTTTTTCAATGTGCTTCAGTTTTTCATCTTTTGACATCGTATAAAAAGAGAAAACACTTTTGTAAATCTCTTCTTGAAGGTCAGAAATCTTTGTCATCTCTGATCTTACTAGATCTGAATCAAAGAAGCTCATTCTCCTACCACCACTTGCTTTAGAATTTTTTTGAATCGGAATACATCAATATTTAGGAATGGCGAATATTTTTTCATTCGCAAACTGACGGTTTCCCACACTGGATCATTTAACTTCTTATCAAAGTTATTCCCGAACAGGAATATTCGATCATAGATCACTAGTGTTTCTAGTGAAATTTTCCCGCTCAGGAACTTTTTTAAAATGATTGGATGTCCATTAGAACAATCAAATACATCATCTACTTTATGATCACCAAAGAGACTTGTAGATTCTTCTTTAAAAATATAAGAAAGAGACTGAACCTTCTTCTGCCAATCTTTGTAAGAAGATTCTCCGTTGCGAATGATCTCTCCAATCCACAGAGTCTGAGGATCATTGCAGGATACAAAGTTAGCAATGAAAAAGTTTTCAATCTCTTTGTCATCTTTCTGGCGAGACAACTTCTCGAACCAGAAACGATCTTTTCTCTTATAAAAAGATTGCACAGACGCCCGACTCTTACCACAGTACTTGTGATAATCGTATGATTTTCGGGTGAAGTGATTCTTTAGTGAGAGATATGTTTTATAGGTATCAAAAGGTCCCACCTTGAGCATGATTTAGAATACAAGTTTTGCACGAGAAGTTCGTTTCAAGAAGTTTAGATCAATCGCATTTGATTTGACCTTTTCCTTCAAGGGTTTCGACATTAACTTCGGTACAGATTCTAACTCAATATTGTTCTTTTCGCAAAAGTAAATGATTGCATCAATGTAGTTCATCTCTTCATTAGTCTTGACAAGATACTCAATCTCTTGTGCAAACTTACTTGGACAAAAGAACTTACTCTCTAGGGCTTTTTCTAGTTCATTTTCCATATTGTTCCAGTTTATCCCCAACAAATTTTCTAATATATTGGGTGAGTAGTTTGATGTACTTTGATTTGTCTCGTTCTTCATAGACGACGCATTCTCCATTTTCACAGGCCATTAAAATAACAAGTTTCTTCACAGGGATTTCAGTCAGCTCATAAAACATACATGCGTATGCAGCTGCTTGAACAAAATAGTGGTCAATCCACTCTCTTGGTTTTGGTTTTTTACTAGTCTTGAAGTCGATGATAGCAAGTTCTCCATCGTATTCAGCAATGCAGTCCACTGTGCCTGCAATCCCTAACTGTTTACTATAAAGAGAACTTTCAAGTGCTCGGATATTATTTATCTTATTGAGTTCTGGTTTGGCAATCTTAAATAGAAAATCAGAAAGTGGTTGAACTGTAGGAAGTTCTTCATTCTTTAGATAATGTTCCGTAAGCGTATGCATATCAGTTCCACGACTTGTTGCCGCTTTTGTGATACGATCTGCTTTTTCATTACCAACTTTCTTTCGCCATTTTACGAAGATCTCTTTGTTAAAGTGACTAGTGACAGATGTAATAGAAACAAACCTCATGAGTTTGTTCTCATGAGGTACTTTGTAATATCTTACACCGTCAATAGTTTCTCGATCAAGTTGAGGTAAATCAGTTTCAATAAAATTAAAAGTCACAAGCCAGAATCCTGTTTTGCAATAAGATATTCTTTGACAAGTCCAGAGCGAACAATGTCTTCAATTCCAAACTCAATCATGCTGAATGATTCCATCTTGCGAAGGATGTTCATAAAGTCAATGATCCCATTCCTTTCGTTGGTTTTAATCAGATCAGTTTGAGTAGCATCACCACAGAAAATGATCCGACTATTTTCACCAACACGAGTCATTATACTATCAAGTTCATGAAAGTTCAAGTTTTGAAACTCGTCTACAATAATGACAGCATTATCAAGTGTAGTTCCACGAAGGAATGAAGTAGACCAGAACTTAATCGTCTCTTGAGTCTTCAGATTTCCATAGAGCATTTCAAAGTCTGCATCTGATGGCATTTCAAACATATACTTTACCATGTTCTTATAAGGAATCTGATAAAGTGCTGCCTTATCGTCGTGGTCTCCAGGTAAGAAACCAATCTCACGAGTTGCTACAAGAGATCGGACAATGTAAACCTTCTCATATTCAGAGTTTTCATCTAAGACATCTCGAAGTGCATTATAGAGCGCAATGAATGTTTTACCAGTTCCTGCTGCTCCATAAGCGATCATTTGCTTACCTTCATCATAACTTTCAAAAAAAGTTTTTTGATTTACAGTAAGCGGGTCAATGTCAATCAGTAGTTCAGTATTGATAGGTTTCCTGCGTTTCATTTGTTTAGCAGTTAATCCAACTCCAATAGGTTGATCAGACTTTCTTTTTCTTGCCATACTAGAATGGTTTTACTCGTGATCCAGGTGCTTTTGATGCCTTTTTAAGGACTTCATTCCACCCTGGGTTTTTATTGATAAGTTTATCAGTCCACTCTCCTACCTCTCCACAACCTGGAGCTGTAGAAGGATCGGACCAATCTCTATCCCAATCGGGATTATCATTTTTCCACTGATCCCAGTCATGAACACTCATGCTCACTTCTTTCTGTTCTCCAGTTTTTTTATTCACTACGGGATATGTTGCCATGTCAAAACATTCCAAGGTTGTTTTATTTAGTGCCAGTCAAGTGCTCGACCAACAGTGGGGAACTGTCCACAGAAGATTGCCTTAGCAGCGTCTGCGATCAGCATGTGCTCCAGTTGCGTACCGTGTCCAGAGCGAAGATCGATGTAGTGAATCCAAGAACGCACAGAACCCGTCATATAGAGGCGTGTAGGGGTCGCTAAGGGCAGTACAAAGCGAGCACACTCCTTTGCCACACCCAACTCCAACATCTGCTTGTAGAGCGCCATAGAGGAGTCAAAGAGAGTCTTTGTTTGACGCTCTAACTTATCAATGACTTCAGGGTCAAGATCATCAGTAGAGTTCTGACGGTTCTTGGTATCTTGACGGCGGAACTTGGGAATAGGAATCTCATTGCCAAGCAGAGAAGAATCTGCATAGCGTTGAGAAAATTCTTGATATGTAAATGAACGGTGACGCAAAATCTGAGCTGCGATACCGCGAGTAGTATTAATCTCAAGAGTCATGAATGCCTGCTCAAAGATAGACCAGTGTTGATTCTTGATGCAGTACTTGATCAATCCCTCAAAACTATCATTCTCTTGATTGTTAGGATTACTTACACGAGCACAATATGCGATGTGCTTTTCTGCTTCAGGAGTAACAGAGATTAAAGAAACTTTGCTCATACTTTAGTCGGGGTAACCATCATCATCGTTAAAAATTTCATCATAATCAGTCATTGGAAGACTATGATATTCATCTTTTGGAGCACTATATGCACTCACATCAGAGTATACCTCAGATTCCAACTCGCTGACAAGTGCTTTGAGTCCCATAACAAGACTCTTGAGTTTGTCCTTATCCATAAGAGTAATCTGGTTTAGATTTAATTATAACACAAAAAAAGAGGGGATCAACCCCTCCTGTTGTAGATTGGTTCAATAGATAATATCTGTTCAAACCAGTCTCTTAAATGTATTCGATAACAAGACCAATACTTGCATCCTCTATATGTTAGATGATAGCAAGCTGGTGGTCTGGTATCTTTATCCATGTCATCATGATGATAGACATAGTTTTGATTCATTACCTCACCTCTTTGCTACACAGTGACCTGCAGCGCAAAGTTGAGCTTCATGTAGTTTTTGTTCTTTGACTTGCTTTGCCTTAATGACAGAGAGCCAATTTTGGTTTGCTACTTTCTTCATACCGACACCTTCTTTTGATAGGTGCCACCACGATACTTCATGGTTACTACATGCTCTTCGTGCTTTTCTGATGCATTAACATCATACTTGATACCACGATAAGCGGTGTTAGTGTTATAGAGATTGAGAAGTTGCATTGTTTTACTCCTAAAGAAACGAACTTAACTTTAAAAAAAGTGGTTCCCGTTCCTTCAGTCGTGTGCGTCCCATTTGCAATGAGGTGTTGCGTCCTTTAAGGTCTCAACAATCTCGGTCTGAATATTTTTACTCACCATATCGTTTGCTTTGATACGACTGATCATATCAGTAGTATCTTGGCAGGTGATAGAAGCATAGAGTAAAATATCGAACATGGGATGAACGCTCCGTTCCGCGACTTACTTGCGTCCCTTTTGGGGATGAACGATGGATCTAGTATAGACCCTCATATGGTATATAGTCAAGTGTATTTGTATAATATGTTACAAGTTTACACAAATAAACCCATATCACTCATGTACTGCAGAGTCTCTTTCATACTTCCGATGTGTTTGTTACCAATAGCACATTGTGGATAGGTTGCTTCCTCTCCAAACTCCATACGAAACTGTCTTTCGCTAAAGTCACAGTCTACCAGGTATTCATGAAACTCTCCATCAAGAGATTTGAGGAGCATACTCATACGCTCACACTCTTGACTTCCATTAGAATAGATTACTGCTGTCAGTTTATTATCCATGTGCCAGGTCGTACAACTCATCTAGGATTTCTTTCAGTTCATCATAATAATTGGTATTCATATGTTGTGATGCTCTATGCTGTTCTCTACGAACAATCGCTTCAACTTCTCTCCACTGTACTTCAGTCACGCTGCCTCCAATCATCGGGTTTATCTTGATTAAACCAATCTACAATCTCATCAGCACTACCAAATCCAGTGCGATGATTTGATGGATCAGGATCACCTAATCCCATCTTATTCATGAAGTCGTCCATGCTACCTTCCACCATATCAGGATTCGCAGCACGACCTCTTGCTCTTTTAAGCATTTCACGGGCAGTGGTATTTGCTTTACCCAACTTCTCTGCCCAAATCATATCTTCAAGTTTAACCTCTTCTCCATTCGCAATACACTTACAAATAAACTCTAATCGTAGCCTGTATTGAGTTGAAAGCATTTTTATTCTTCTGAAAGATAGTGCTCTAGTTGATTAATCCTAGTAAACTCTTGATATGCAGCCTCAGAGCGAGCATTCAGTATACTACGAATATCATCTAAAATAATACCAGGATCAACATAGTCGTCAAGGTATTTGTCAATCGCTTCCTTTAAGTAACGATGCCTATGCCACTCTGGCGAATACGGTTTATACATGATAATGAGATTACATACTCAAATCATAATACTATTTACCTAAGATGTCAACGCTCAATGTAACTGAGTGTGTGATCTGAGGCACAAAGTTGATGAATGATCATATCACAACCAATCTTTGGATTGCAATCACCACAAGTATAAATGTCTACTGCTGCCTTTCCTTCCTCTGGCCAAGTATGAATACTAATATGACTTTCAGAAAGCAGACAGAGTACAGTGACTCCTTGTGGTTCAAACTTTTTTGAAATGGTTTGTACTACTGTGGCACCACTAGAAATGGCAGCACTTTCTAATAGATCAATGAGTCTACGCTCATCATCTAAAAGAACAAATGAGCAACCATAAAGGTTTAAAAGATAATGCTTACCCATCTTCGTCAGGTTCTTTTAATAAGTTAGTTACAATTTTTTCAGTCCCATTCATTTGAAGAAGATCATAGTAGTTTGATTTCATATACTTCTTGATCTTCTTGTATTTTTTCGTTAGCTCAGCAACCGCATCAAGATCGATTTCAATCTTTGCATCCTTTCCTGTTCGGTTCTCTTTTCCTGCTCCGCCAAATCCAGCACTCATTGACCCTTTCCTCTCTTTTTGGATTTGGTGGATGCTCCCCAGAGTTTTGGATTTACTCTACCCTCACTCTGATACATTGTTACAAAGTCACTGCGATACTTATCCCAGTAGTGATCAAAGATATCTGCTTGTTTATTTGCAAGAGCAATGTCGAAATATACCTTACCATCCTCTTTGTATTTTACTACAAAAGCCGTGTAAGGTAAATCCCTTTGATTTGCTACTTCTAGATCACATTTTTCATGAAGTACTTTTACTTTCAACTCCGTCCACCCCACTTAATATCTGGATATGCACTCTGAACAATATCAAGAGAAACTTTATACTTTTCTTCCAGACGCTTATCTTTAGTGAGAATAATGATCTCTGCTTCTTTTGGATGAAGTCCTCTCAGAAGATTAATAAACATCATCTCACGGCGGATTGTATTCAGTCCACCGTTTCCTCCTTGAATGAAGTTAT